CTTCTTCCAACACCCATGCGCTGAACGCTTGAAGGACTTCTACTTGTTGCTTACTATTAAGTTGCCAGTACGCCTCAAGAACTAGACACTCTTCCTCTGTATTAAACCTTCTAAATTCCCACAGATGTCCAAGTATAACAATTGCATTAATGGGATTTACCGAAGACTCGGTAATTTTTGATTTAAGGTACTCCAACACGATTTTCTGGTTGTTGTTGAGTGCTTGCCCATGAGTGAGAACTTTACCCGATTCCCAATCTCCAGTTTTTCTAGCATATTCATATTGTTCTGCTGTTAAGTAATCGCTCATTTTTCCACCGCCTCATATGTTTTTTCAAAAATATCTGGCTTACATGGATAAAATTCACCTTCCACACCTTGAATAATATAGTCTCCATCTTTAACAGTCATATTCCCTTCTAAAGTAGAAATGAAAAATCTGTTTTCACGTTCTTCGGTTCCTTTCGCTGTAGTTAATCTAGCCATATCTGTAACCATCGGATAGTACTTTGCAACATCCTTTTCCGCTTTTGATCGATTAAATTGCACCGCTTCAATAATTACTGGTTTCTTTCTATATTTCATCTTTCTGCCACCTCTTCCACTGGTACAGCAAATGGCCAGTATCTTTCATCTGCTGATTTAATCGTAAGTTCATCTAATTTTGTGACAAAACCTTTTTTAGGTTCTTTTGTAGGAAATATTCTAGTTTCATCACTTGTGATCTCATAATGTAGATACAAATACTCTGTTTTAAGCTCCGCTGCCTCTTCATCCCAAACTTCATATGGTAGTCTCACATAATACAACGGCTCTTTCTCGACCTCGTAACCGTCTTTCATGCGGACAAGGGTTTCGATTGGGTTGTTTTCGGATTGTTGAATCCAATCCAACATCCCTTGCTGAGCAGAACCATAAGAATCTACACACAATTCCCGAATGGCAAATTCTAAATCATCTTTATTATCCTCAAACCACTCCGCCACAAACTTAGGCACCACTGGTTTCTGATGTTCACCAGTCTTACCAAATACAGCATTATCTAAAGTGTTTCTCAAGCTTTGTGCCGATTCAGGATAAGCCTCAGCTACCTTATTCCAAGCTTGTTCGTCTGTAATTTTTGATTCATCGCTGTCCTCCAAATCACTCGACTTCACGAATACACCATCTACCATTTTCCCTGTTCGTCCTTTGATTTCGTTGTACGCCATTTCTAAACACTCTTGTACGTTTGTCCCTTTTTGCATGGAAAGGATAATCAGCGTGACGATAACGTCTCCTACGCTATCTTTAAATAGCTCATCATTACTTCTTGCCATTGCTGAAGCGATTTCTCCGAATTCCTCAGCTACTTTCAAAAATTGTGCTTTTGGATCTGCCTGGTTTAATCCCTTATCTTTTGCCCACTGTTCTACTTTTGTGATTAGTTCGTTCATTTTTTCTCCTCCATATACTTAAATTGACGACCTTTAGAATCAATATCCATATTCTTCGCTCTATCCCAAATAATGTTTTTGCTCAGACCAGTAATTTCAGATAACTGTTCAGCGGTACCTGTTACTAGAATTCGGTCACCATGCCAGATTGCAATCTTTCTCGGTGTTCTCCGTCTGGTTTTTTCAGTCCACATTGATTTGCCGAGCTTTTGGACTTCTGCAACTATTTCTTTGTCTTCTTGCCAATTCTCAGAATGTGTCAGTTCGATGATTCGTTTCATTGCCGTTTTCTTATCCACACTCATTCCTCCAATCTACGAATTTCCCTTCTTAAATTATCAATGTGCAAAGCAATTGCCTTCCTCGCCGTTTCATTGACCATCACTGCCTTTGTTCGTTCCAGATCGTCAATTTCACGTTGAATGCTTCGAATTCGCATTTGAATCACTTCTTCTGTTGTCATGACGATCCCTCCACGTATCTAAACGTTCTCTTCTTAACGTCTGTGTATCCACACCTAGCTCTTTTTCTCACGATTTTCTCGTGCAAGCCTGTGAGACTTGCTAACTGTTCAGCTGTCCCTGTCACTAGAAGTTTGTCACCGTGCCAAATTGCGATTTTTCGTGGTCTTGGCTTGTTGCTCTTGTCTGCCCACATCGCTCTTCCAAGCCTCATCACTTCTGAAGCAGCTTCTTTTTCATTTTGCCAATCTTCTGAATAAGTCAATTCGATAATTCGCTGCATTGCCGCTTTCTTATCCATCCCGACATTCTCCTTTCAGTAATTTGAGTACTTGATCAAGTGCGCTCTCACGTCCGCCATGAAACGTGTTGAGCCACTTGTCTTCGTACGACACACTTTGTCTTAAAGCTTCTTGATGCATTAATTCGATCTGTGCTGTAAATGTCTTTAGGTCCATCTTGTTTACACCTGCTCAAGTTCATTAAGATGTTTTTGCAAGCCTTTAACACAATCAACAAATAGTAATTTGGTATATGCTAAATTTCTTAATTGTGTTGTATCGATATAGAGTGCGAAATAGTATCTGAGCTTACTACAACTCGAACGATCATTCTTAATTCCTTCGATTCCAGCTTCTTCGAGTTGATCATATACGTCTCTCAGGATTTCTATTTCCTCACCAGTTTTATACTTTGCTATTTCATTAATTAGTTCTAGATAATCGATTTTCAATTTTCCACCTCTTAGAATGGTGCTTTTGATTGTCTATTAGCTCGTTCTAGCGCTTTTTTCTTAAGATAGGCTTCTTGGTCGATTGCCCATTCAGGAAGCTTCTCTCGTCTCCCTGTGCGCTTGTATCCACTGCTTGCGCTCTTAGATTCATTTTTTTCTTTTCTTGCCCAGCTTCGAATAGTTGCCAAATAGTTTTTATAAGTCTTACCTGATGATTCACAATACTCAGATAGCCGTTCTATTCGTTCTTGATAGTCATTAGGGAATTCTATTTTGAGTTTCTCCATCTGCTCATCTGACAAAAGAACATTTTTATATTCTCCATACTTATGACGGTTGGGCGTAGCCTTCGGTTTTTTCGGAGGCGTTACATTCTCTATATCTTTCTCTAACTCTATATCTTTCTCTAACTCTATCTCTAACTCTGGTGTAGTTTTGTCCGGACATTTGTCCGACATTTGTCCACTTGTTATTAAATTCTGTTTTGCTTCCTCAATTTCTTTTCTGTATTTTCTCTTCCTATCAGCTTCAGTTGAAGATTTCCCAATAAAACTTTGTATATCAGACATATAAATTGCTCCGTTATCTAATACGTCAATAAGCTGCAAATCACGGAAAATTTGTACCGCTTTTTCTACGACTCCTACAGAATGTCTTGTAATAGTTGCGAGCATTGTAGAGTTAAATGGAATCCTGTCATTAAACATCAACTTACCTTCGTGTTTTAGACTTCTTAAATAAAGTTTGAGAAGAATATTAGAATAAATATAGCCATCTGGCATACTTTCTAAGAGAACCATCTCGTCACTATCGAAAAAATTCTCTTTTAGTTTTAAATAGTAGTAGCGTTTGTTGTCAGACAATATTTTTTACCCTCCTATTCTAAGTTTCTTAATTGTTTCCTGGTTTAACTTAATCCCTTTGATTTGATACTTATTTTTGAAATTAATCACACCTATTTTGTGCTTCTCCGTATGATGGATTCTGCAGAGTGCTGCAAATGTGTACTCTGAATGATCAACTTCTTTGCGCTTTCGTCTTCCTAGCGCTTTGTCAAAGTGATCGATGTCAGCTCCTGTTTTGCCACAGATGCAGCAGACTCTTTTTGTGATGCATTTGTAGAAGTAATATTCTTGATTCGCTGGTAAAATCTCATAGCCTTCTTTGAAAGGAATATGATGTTCAAAGATGAAATCTAAGATGATATTTGCTAAGACATTAGCATCACTCACAGTTGTGCTCGATTCGTCTTTGAGGCTTATTTTGCGCCCTGTGACGCCTTCAAAACGGAAGTAGAAGAATTCCTTCCAGAAGTCCGTTGGCATGCCTGTATCGATGAAAATATCGCCTATCAGCGCATAGATGAAGTTTCGTTGCTGTACTGTGAAACGTCTAGGATCAATAAAACGAATTTCAATAACTCGATCACCATCGTAGCCGTCATACATCGTCTTTAGTCGATCAATGTTCACTTCCTCATTGATGGTTGCGCGTATGTCTTTCCCTTTGAACTTTTTCAGAACCGCTGAATATGAATCGATTAATGGTTTAAACACTCATATCACTTCTCTTTTGTTTCTTCTCTGTACTGATCTTCAAGCCAATTAACGCCTCGTTTTAGAATGCCCAAGTCTCTCTTGGTCCATTTACTGTCATCAGCGGTTATAGAAGCCGCATCAGTCAATGCAACAATTGCTTCATCAATTGATTTATCGTACTTGTTAGCAACCAGTTGTAAAGCATCTAAGAATAGCTTTTTGCTTCTTTGAGTAGCTGGTTCAAGCATCGAGACATCTTCTGGCATATCTTCGCCAGCAAATATATATAGCCCTAGCCCAAACATTGCTAGATTTTTTACAAGACAGCGCATGATCGTTTTGTTGATATCAAACATCGTTGCTGCTTCAACTCGCTTTTCGATTTTTCCAACAATCTCTTTTTTCTTCGTTTCGTTATTCCACTGATAATCATTGACTTCGTAGGTATATGGCTCATCTTTCATTGCCTTGTTTGCACCATCCATGACTGGTAACCACATGTCACGCTTTACTCCGTTGACTGTGATACTGGTAAAAACCATATAGCCTGTTTTTTCATCAAAGAGGTATGGACGATGCGTTTCTGGATCACGATAGATTTCATAATCTACTGCCTCACACACTTTGCTAACTTCTGCCCATGCCCATGCCCACGAAAGATAAGTGAGGTTATTTCGTTTTTCAGTAACACCTTTAACATTTATTTTGTATAAGCTATTAAAAAGCGTATTATCACTTCTATTTTTCAAAGGTTGTTCCTTTTCACTCATCAAATTCTGCCTCCATTTCAGCGATGTATTTTTTGCCTTGTCCGTAATAAGAGATATCAATCAAGTTATCTCTGTCGTACTCTTCTAGTGCATCAATCAAGCCATCTTCGATGACATAGATGTATTCAGGTTTGTTTGAATGTTTTGATAGATGAATAAGGTAAACATGATCCCAAATGCTCACAAAATTGCCCAAATCATCTTGATCACATGCTAGTTCTTCATCTGTCAGAAGATTACGTCTGATTTTTCGATTATTTGTTTCCTTGACATTCGATTTGCCCCAACTAGGATCAGTCAAATATTGATCTAGAGTGGAAAGTTCATTTTCCATATGTTAAAATCTCCTTAGTTATGATTTTTTGAGTGACTCATTGCTTTGGTCGGCGGAGTCACTTTTTTATTTGTTGCCATGCTTTTTGCTTTTCGATATGTTGCTTGCTTAAAATAATAGGACGGCTATTTGCCCACCAATTATCAGCAATCACTTTACCGATTTTTAGCGCTTCTTCTCGTGCCATAGTTGCTCCTTTCTTTTGAATCAAGCAGATTGATTAAAACCATCAATGCTGCAAATAAACTTCCCCCGATAATACTTTGGTGCGCTACAATCACTAATAACCCCAAAATGAATCCTATAAAAAGTGTGTCTGTCTTCTTCATAATCTAATCTCCCTATTTTTTATTTCTAGCATTCTCAAATCCTCAAGTTCAGAAGCAATTAGTTCATCTTGTCTATCTGATAGCTCATCGGCTTTTCTAAGCGCTTCACGATCATCTTGTAATTGTTTCCTGCGTTGTTTAATCAAACGGAGAATTTGATGTTCTTGTTGCAATGTGTAGGACATAAAATCATTCTCCTTTGCCTTTAGAACTCAAAGTTTTCTTTCAAAAATCTTTGGAGTTCCGATCGTTCAATTCTGATGTCTAACTTGCTCCACTGCTGTGTTTTTAAGCCTAGGTTTATCCAATGTGTTAATTTGTCATCACCAATGCCTAAAATTTTTTTCACCTCTGATTTGTTTGGATACGGAGGAAGCTCCACTGACTTGTTCATTACCTTCAGTCGTTCATCAAGTGCATCTAAAACCTTTCTTACTATTTGTTCTGTCAACTCACCTGCTATCAATTCATCTGGTACTGTAATCTTCATCAAATTTTCCTCCTAATATTTTTGTTTACTTTTTACTCTGAAAATAATCAACTTGCTTCCTTCAAAACATCTGAAGGAGATAATATTTTTACACGATATTTATTTGCGTCTTTCCATTTTAAAAACCAAATAAAAGTGTGGTAATGAATAAATGTGGTTGAATGTCCTGGACGAACAATTCCTTCTGAAAATTCAGGAATTGTTTCCATTTCCTTGCAGTATTCAACTAAAGTAGTTTTTGACATGCCGTGGAACTTCTCCAAGATTAAACTTTGTCGGTACCAGTCGTCTGGTTTTACTGCCTTCTCAGCAGCTTCTATCAACTCTGAAAGTGTTGGTTTTTTCACTTATTACCCCTCCTAAAAATTATCGTTCCATACTCGATGTTTAATTGCGTAATCTTTTACTACAGATAAATAGATTTCGACTAGTTTTTTATCATCAGCTATCACATCTACCTGATTAAGTTTGTCACGCTTTGATTTACAAACTCCTTCATCTGCCATTCTGCGGCGTTTATTTGTCACACGTTGAGAAAGATTAGCTCCAGCTCGTCGTTCAACTTCCTTATAAATTTCATTGCGGACAGTTCTATGGGCACCGCCACCACCTTGCACGCGAGCAACTTGATTTATCAATGAGTTTGCATTTTTACGCCAATCGAGAGTATTTAGCGCTATAATTTCTGATACGCTATCTATTTTCGCTTCCAATTGCTTTGTAGCAATTTCTTGTTTAGCTACTGCAGTGAATATTCCTTGAAACATTTGAAGTTCTGGACTCAAATTCGAAGTATCAAGTAACTGTTGTTTATATTCTTTTTCTACTTGAATAAAATATTGACGAGCTTGTTTACCTTTCTCTGTTCGTTGAATCATTGAAATTTCTTTTGCCATATCGAGTTTCATTGCGTGATCAATACGTGGGCGTCCTCCAAGTTTATCGGATTTTTCCGATAAACCTATAAAATCAACATTTTCATCAAATCCATAAGTTATCATCCGCTTAAACCAATCTGTGTAATTGTCCTTTACTTCTAAAAATTCATGCAACTCTCTACCTCTTACCAATTGCTCATTGTTCTCGTTTGTTGTTACTTTGATTAGTTCTTTCATTTTGTTTCCCCTCCTACCGAATTCGATAATCGCGAATGATTTCTAAGATAGTTTTATTAGCTTTCGGCCCACTCCAATGGCCATCAATAATTTGCTGCATTCGAACACGCGTATATCCATATGCAGTAGCTAAATCTTCCATAGTTACTCCGTTTTCTCGCATAAAATTTTTAATTGCAGCACGTCCATTATCTAGGTTTGACATCTATTCACTTCCCTTACATATATATTTGTAAGTTAAAATGATAGAAAAAACGTTTAAAACTATTGACTAACAGTATACAATCGTATACTATATAAACATAGTTAAATAAGCCTACAACAAACCATTTATTATGCAATCGGTCGCCAAACTTAATGCTATAAGGTGTGTTTTTAGTTTGCTTTTTTCTATCAAATTAACTTACAAACAAATAATAATACAAACTTATACTTATGTCAACAGTATAATTTACATTTTGTATACTTTTATTTGTTTAGGATTGGAGAACATTATTATGACACTGTTTGAAAGGATAAAATCATTAGCTAACCAAAGAGATAAAAGCATGAAAGAAGTCGCTTTAGAATTAGGATTTAGCGAAAATCTTTTCTATCGATGGAAAACAACAGAACCTAAAGCAAGAGATTTACAAAAGGTAGCTGACTATTTCGATGTCTCTGTAGACTACCTTCTAGGTAGAGAAGAAAAAGAGACCCCTAAACATGTGGATTTGTCAGAAGACGATACTGTATTCTCTTTTGACGGAAAAGAAATATCTAAGGAGACAATGCGTAAAGCGATTGCAATTGCTAAAGCTTTAGAAGAAAACAAATAGTTGGAGTGATGGTTTATATGTATTTGAAATTGAAAGAAATGTTGAGCGAATACAATTTGAAAGTAGTTTATATGGAAATGAAAGAGCCTGGTTTCTACTATCCAAAACCCAGAATCATTTTTTTGAATGAAAATCTATACGGTGAAACTGCAGAAGCCTTTCATTTATCTCATGAACTTGCACATTTCAGCGCCTCTCATTTTGAATTTTCAGTTTTGTACGATACTTCTACAACTTTTCACTCAAAATTTGAGACAGAAGCAGATAAAGTAGCTATTCTAATTCTATTAAATATCTATATTGAGAACGAACTGACTGATGAATCTCAGTTTAATCTCGAAAAATTTATGG